TCCAATGCTTGACGGATCGATAAACACATACTTTATTCTAGTTTACTCTTGACTCATACTACTAACTCATACTCACAGAATTTTTTTCAATTTTCCACACTCACTCACTCTCTCTTCTTATTTTAATTTTCTTATATAACAATATTTGATACTTATATATTGTTATATTTAATAGCTCTCTGGGAGATTCGAACTCCCGGCCTCTTGCTTACTAAACAAGTGCTCTACCACTGAGCTAAAAGAGCCCCATTAATAATAATGGAAACTACTTTATATTATTTTAATTACAATTTATTTATATTTATTATTTCATCCATATGCGGTAGAATTTCCTTATCGTGTGTTATAATGACCAATGTTTTTCCTTTTGATTCTATATTTATCATATCAATTACCTTAACTCGTGTATGTTGGTCCAATCCAGCAAGTGGTTCATCTAATATTAAAATCTTACAAGGTTTCAAAATACCACGCATTAACATTGTTATTTTCTGCATTCCGCCTGATAAATTATTCCCATGGACTCCAGCAGATGCATTAATACCATCAGGTAAATCCGAGAATACATCTAATAACTTATACTCTTCCAACTTCTTTAATAGTTCTGTTTTGGATACTTTTTCATTACCATACAACATATTTTCAACGATTGGTTCATTAAATAAACCTGTTCGTTGATTAACGTAATTTACTCGTTCTCGCAAATATTCAGGTTTAATTGTTTTAATGTTTGTACCATCTATACTAATTTCACCTTTATCTACTGGATATAACCCTACCAACATCTTCATCAATGTACTTTTTCCAGAACCTGACCTACCAACCATTCCATATTTCTTTTCAGAGTCTAGTTTAAGGGATAAATCTGTAAACAATGATTCTTTGGAGTCTTTGTTATAGGAAAATCCTACATTTTTAAATTCAACACACCCTTTATTAATACAGTCAATATTCTTCTTGTTAGTATCCACAGATAATAGTCCTTCTAGATGTTCTCGTGATGCTTCAATAATACCTAATTTATAAATGACATTATGAACAAACCCAGAATTTGCAGGATATAAATAACTCACTAATTGACCCATAATAAGGATATACACAATTGCTTCTTTTATGGTTATCTTCTTGGACTTTAATAAATAATATATTAATAACAAAGAGAAACCATAACAGAATGTATTTATAAATTGTGTAATTCCAATAACACTATTCTGAACAGTCATAATATGTTTCATATTTTTATTGTTATTTTCCTCTAACATTTCATTCTTCTTAATCTGAGCTTTCACTTCATTATTTATATAAATGTTCATTAGATTATCCAAACTATCTTGTAAATTCTCTCCAACAACGCCATCATAATATTGTTCTTTTTCTTTTACCTTATTTATCAAATAACGACCACCAAACCAATGAATAATTATAGATAATGATATACAAGAAACACATAGCAAACCCAAATGTGTCTGATTAAATAAGAAATATCCAACAATAAATAAACAAATCATTAATTCAGGAAAAGCACGAGATAAAATATATTGAAACAAATCTTTGAAATTACGTGTTAATTCCAATACCCTAGATAAATATTCACCAGTTTTCATATCTCTAAAGTCAGATGAATAAGCTTCAATAGTTTTTTCGTAAATGATATCACGCGAATATTTCATATACTCGGGAACAAGGAAAGATTCGAAAAAATGTTTAGTTACAGAAGAACCTATGATAAGAACCCATACACCAAACAACAATATACTTGTTCCAGCAAAATTTTCTTTATTAATATTATCGGTAAAATTCCAAATATTACTTCCTAAATTAGACGATTTAATAGAATTAAACATTTTTCCATAAACATGAGGTAAAACCACTGCTTCTAAAGGAATAGATACTATTATTAATAGAAGATATCCAAATATAACATACTTATGTTGTTCAAAATATGGTTTTACAAGATAATCAAATAACATTTACTTGTATTATACAAATATAAAAGTAATCAGCAATATTGCAATAAATCCCTTGTCAATACATAATATAATCAAACTCTATTTGATGCCAGCAAAAAACATCTAATTTAACACAAGACCCCTGTAATGGTTGATGTAACGGAGAATCAGACTGTTTAAATATATAAATGCGATATATATAATAAACAAAATCGTCCATAATATCAATTCCTATTTGAATACAATCATCATCAATATTATTTTGAATTCTTTCATAACTATCCATCATATTAGGTAAATTACGTATTAACAATCCATTTTCCATGATCATTAAGGGATGTCTATACAAATTTGACAATCTTGTTATTTGATAGGAAGGTAAAGGTAATATAATATTATGTTCCATACGCAATTCAATATCATCTACGTATTGAAATATATGACGAACTATTTCATAAGGTAATGTATCATACATCTACATTATCTTACTATTTTATTGATTTCATAATAATTAAAACATATTATTCGTTTCTCATATGATTATCTATTTCCTCCATTATATGTAAAGTCATCTCAGGTAACAATGGATGTGCCTCCCAAAAATACCTACAATATGCCCACATAAATCCATATTCTAAAGGGTAATATTTTGCATAGTTTTTCAACAACCACTCCTTTTTATTGTTAGGGATCAAATCTAAATTATCTCGTGGAAGAACATAAGACAGTTGGGTATAAGGAGAAAATGCAATCTGTTCCTCAGGTTCATACTTAGGTGTAATAAACTGTGTTTGGAAATGTGGCATATATTTTACAAGGTCTACAAACAAGGGAGGATAATGATAATTATATTTCCACTTCCAATCGGGACAATCATGAGTATAATACAAATACACCCATTCTAGTCCTTCCATATAGTTATTACATAGTGGTTTTAACAATTTGGATGTTCGTTCTTCTCCAAAAATTGCTTTGTAATATCTATTTTCCCATCCCATTTCAGAGGGACAAATATATTTTTCTTCTTTGCGATACAAAATAGGAGTGTTTTGAAATGCTTTTTCTTTTTCTTCTATCGTATTTTCTGCAAATTTATAATGGTCGTATTTATCTCGGACACTATATTCTTCCATCAAATATTGATGCTCCGACTTTGCAACCTCTTTTAAAAAACTATTCACATTTCCCCATTGAATTTTACTCGTTTCGGGATCAATAAAATATTTATCTGGACTTTTACCTAAGTGTTGTCTATAAATCTCCAATAATGTATCAATACCATGGGTACGAATATTCATACTTGGAAAATGTGGCAGAAAATCATTACCTAATAGAAAACACAAAAACACATAATCGTGAATTCGATGATTCGTATTATATTTACACCCCATATGCTGTAACAATCCCAAATTTAATACATTAATATCTACAAAATATGGTTCATTATCTTTTGTATCTATAGGTATGGAACTCTTCAAGAATTCAGGAGCTTCACGAAATATAAAAATATGGTTAGTATATTTCAAATGAAAGATAGACAACATAATCAAATCAGAATCTAAACCATACACTGCAAGAGTATCCTTATTAGTTACATTCTCTCTAACATGTTTAAATAACTTCTGTTCTCCTTCTCCTTGTTCGTCTGAACAGGAAACAATAACCTTTTCTATATTATATTTTTGTTCACTATGTAGAAATGCATAATTAACCGCATTACATAACTTGTCCATGAACAATGTTCCGGGGGTAATAGCAGATCTATTCCACAAAGAAGGGGAATTATTACCATCAAAAGAAACATTCGACATAAAAGAAGATTTATATCGCCGAGTTCGTTGTTGTTGCATTTTCGCAAAAGGTGCAACCCCATCAAAAGCTATAAACAGACAAGTTGAAGGACAGATATAATGAACATATTCTTCTATTTTTGTAATTACATTTGCAATCAATTCCTTCTCTAGTTCTTCCTTATCTAGAGACAACTCCTTATTTTTCTTTTCTATTTCATAATAACTGTCATAAATAATTGAATTACAATCCATATACAAATGGGTAAATGTTTGATTTTTCCTTTTGAAAGATATTAAACTTCGTATAATATTTGCATAATTCTTAATAATATACGAAAAGTAACTTGGAATACCCATTGACTACACTAATAAATAAGAGACATACTGTTTATATTATTTCTATTGTTATATTATTGACTATATGTATGGATAATCAACAAACTAATTTTTTTTCTTTTGTTGCAAATAAACTTTCATATCTCCAAACTATTATCAAAAACACAATTATTTCTATACAAAAACACAATACTAGCAAAATATTTAGTGACAATGATACAGAAATAGCAATATCTGTGTTACAAAAACTTTTTATTTCCTGTGAAAATATCAATACAACTATCGAAACAAGTACACAGAGCAACGAAGAAATTATAAATACCATACAAACTATTATAGATAAATTATCCATGATTATATGCGGATTTGGAACAAAATATATTGACGACTTGTTATTTATCGTATTTGGTTCTGAATGGACAAATATAGAATACAAGGATGAAATTTTAAATGAAAAACATACATTAATAAAACAACATATACATCCAACAGGATATAAAATAATTCATTGGAAACCAAAACATGTATATAACAAAATAAAGAATTATTGTTGTAATAAAATTTCCGATGAACAACTTATAATAGAAGAATCATCCAATCTGGAATGTTTCGATATGGAAATAGATACAGAAAATGTATTAACAAAAATACAGGGAATTCGTTGCGTATTTCAAAATGAAAAAAACAAAAAAACGCTTGTTGTATACGGATTATTAGACTATATTCCACATAATATAATTAACAACAAATATGTATCTTTGCGTGTAAATGAAATACAACAATTGTGCACTTCTAAGAATAAACCTCAGAATGCCATTATACATGAACTATTAAATAATGCTATGATAAAAGATATATTGATCCATAGCAAAAATGATTTTTATAAACGTATGTTCGGTGTAATAAACGAAGTGAATAATGTTAAACAATGTAAATTAGATGCTACTATTAAACGGTTCATGGATGCGGATGTATTTACCAAACGCAATATATTAATGAATTTATTTACTTATTCACAAGATAATGAAATCCAATATATTAGTTATTTATTATATGAATTATTACAATTAGAAGAAAATAGCGAACAAGTAATTTATTTTCAGTTCCCTTGGAAAATTAAAAATATGGTAAAAGATATTGGAAAATTATCAGCAAAAAATAATAACGACATGTTAAAAAAATATGAAACAACACAAATTTCACTGGAACAACAAATATATGTCATGAAAACAAATGACCAAATAAAAGAAAAAGCGATTTTAAAATTAAAAGAAATCAAAGGAAAACCTGATGAAATGACATTAAAAACTAGACAATATTTGGAAGGATTACTTAAAATTCCTTTTGGAATTTACAGAGAAGAGCCATTGCTTAAAAGAATGACAGCAATTAATAGTCGTTTCAATGAAATGAAAACAACAATTGGAGAATATTTACCAATCACTACTATCCCACCCAAGAAAAAATTTACATGTACTGAAATAATATCGTATAATAAACAACTAATTACAAGTATTGATAATGTATTAATTAATATCACTCCTAACGAAATCAATAACCATACCACAAAATACTTAAATAATTGTATTCGATTTATTCAATCTTATTGTAAAGAAAATAAACAAACCAAACAAAATATAACATTATCCAATATCAAGAAAACAAAAAAGAATTTGATACAAACGATTGTAAATTTTTTGAAACAATCCAATATTGGAAATAATAAATATAAAATTTACGATTATATTCTACCTTCTGTAAAAAATAAAATACATAGCACAATTACTAATATTAATGGTATTAATCAAGATATTAACAATGTAAATACAGAAATGGAAAGTATTAAACAAGTAATGGATAAATCAATACACGGACACAGTCACGCTAAGAATCAAATTATGAAAATAATAGGGCAATGGATAAATGGAGAACAATCTGGATATTGTTTTGGTTTTGAGGGTTCTCCTGGTATAGGTAAAACAAGTCTTGCCAAAAAAGGAATTGCTGAATGTTTAATTAATGAAAATAACGAGAAAAGACCGTTTGCATTTATTTCCGTTGGTGGTTCTTGTAATGGGTCAACCTTAGAAGGACATAGTTACACTTACCATAATTCCACTTGGGGGCGTATTGTAGATATATTAATGGATTCCAAATGTATGAACCCTATTATTTACGTAGATGAATTAGATAAAATAAGTAAAACAGAACAAGGAAAAGAAATTATTGGTATTTTTACTCACTTAATAGACTCCACACAAAATGACAGTTTTCAAGATAAATATTTCAGTGGAATAGATATTGATTTGTCAAAAGCCTTATTTATTTTCTCCTACAACGATCCTGAACAAATTGACCGCATATTATTAGATAGAATACATCGTATTACCTTTGAAAATCTAACATTAGATGAGAAATTAGTCATTGTCAACAAATATATTCTTCCTGAAATAAATGATAAAATGGGTTTTGAAGATATTGTTGTATTGAATGATGAAGTAACTTCCTATATTATTGACAAATACACTTGTGAACCAGGTGTTCGAAAATTAAAAGAAGTATTATTTGATCTTTATGGTGAAATTAACCTACAAATATTACATAATAACGAAGATATTCAAATCCCTATTCATCTAACAAATGAAATCATTGATAATTACTTAAAACATTATACTAAGGTAGTGCCAAAAGTAATACATGAAAATCATGAAATAGGAGTTATTAATGGACTATGGGCAAATTCCCTTGGACAAGGAGGAATCATTCCTATTCAAACAATGTATTTTCCGACTAACACCTTTCTTGACTTATTACTAACTGGTTTACAAGGTAATGTCATGAAGGAAAGTATGAATGTAGCAAAGACATTAGCGTGGGATCTAACACCAAATGACAGAAAACAAACCCTTATTAAAAAGTTCCAAACAACAAAAAGTCCGGGTTTACATATTCACTGTCCTGAAGGAGCAATTTCAAAAGACGGACCATCTGCTGGTGCTGCAATTACTCTTGCTATTTTTAGCTTGTTTAATAGCAAACAAATACGGAATGATGTTGCAATTACAGGAGAGATTAATCTACAAGGACAAATTACAACGATAGGTGGTCTCGGTTTAAAAATAAATGGAGGTATAAAGGCAGGAATAAAGAAATTTTTGTATCCGTATAGTAATCATGATGACTTTAATAAATGGAGAGAATCAAACGAGACCATCACAGACATTCAATTTATATGCGTAAAACATATACAAGAAACATTTAACCATATTTTTGTATAGTAATTTTCTTACAATATTATAAGTAATCATGGATTTTAATATTGTAGCATTCTCCTACTTATTTTTACGTTTAGCACCATTCATTTTAATTTGTTTCTTTTCCCTTTCTTCTATATTTAATAGTGATTTCCGTGGAATTGTTTATTTAATGGGTGTCTTATTATCAGCATTGTTGTGTATCTTTGCAGGAAATCTATTTGAAAACCTGATTAGACCGAAAGATAATGAACCTCCTGCTATATGCGATTTCATTACTATCAATAATATGAGACAATTTTCAAGTATTCCACTAGGAAACAATCTTCTTACATTCACCTTATTTTATTTAGTATATGCTATGCACGAATACAATATTGTTTCGAAAAATGTACCAACTATCTTTTTCTTGTCGTCACTAATCTTTTTCAATACAATTTGGAATTTAAATAAGAATTGTTATACACTGTCTGCTTTACTATTATCTATTGTTATTGGTGGTGGAGCAGGATGGTTGTGGGGTAAAATAATCAAAGATGGGTTCAAAGCAAGTAATTTACTATACTTCACTGGCATTGAAAACAGCAATCATTGTAGCAGACCTACACGGCAAACATTTAAATGTAAGGTATATAAGAATGGTGTATTAGTTGGAGGTAAATAATAAAGTTATTTAGTAATGTTTATTATTTATTTAAGGGACGAACTTATCAATATGCTCTTGAATCCATTGTTGAATATTTCTCAAAATAATATCACGATTCATTTCTGTTGCAAGCATCTGTAAATTTTTAGATTTCACTCTAAATCTAGCTAAAAAATAATTACATACACGCAATGTATTTGCTGCTCTATATTTATCGTCTAATTCGTTCAATGGAAATAATGGTTTTCCTGTTCGTTTATTTACATCATTGTGAAAAGTAAAAAGGAATATTTTCAAATCTTCTTTTGTTTGGAATGATGCGAATGAAACATTGCGCATATAATTAGTAGCATGTTCTGCACAAACCGGACAAGGTAAATAAGAACAGATGTTTTTTATCATCTCTACCAACTGGTCTCTTAATTCTAAAAAATATTCTTCCATAATCTTTTCAACCATCGTATGAAAAAAATACCAAGTAGCTTCTCCCCATAATTGTTTAACTACAGGATAAGACTGAACTGGTTCTACTTTCTGTGTATACGTTGTTGTATTCATAGTTGTTGGTGCAATAGGTCTCTTCATATTGAATTGTAGTCCCATTTGTGCGTTAGTTTGCATTCGGGTTCTTCGTCTGTTTTTCATAAAGTTCATTGTAATTCTGTTATACTAATATATCACTGGATTTTATATTTGTAAAAAAAATATAAAATTATATAACTTGTTTATATAAATGGAAACAAAAGAAAACCTAATTGAAAGTGTTCGAAAATGGGTAAAATTAGACAATGAAATAAAAAATATTCAAAAAGAAGTGACCAGAAGAAAAAAAGAGAAAAAAGAAGTCTCACAATCGTTAATGGAAATCATGAAATCCAATGAAATTGACTGTTTTGATTTAAAAGATGGACAATTATGCTACTCTTCTAAAAATGTTAAAAAACCATTAACAAAAAAAAGTTTATTATCCATATTATCAAAATACTATGATGGAAATGAATTACAAGCAACTGAAATGAATGATTTTATATTAAATAATAGAGAAGTTACAATACAAGAATCTATTACCAGAAAATTTTCCTAGTTAAACTGGATAGTATATTTGTTTTTATTATCTAGAGTATACTTACCTATTATAGAAGGATTTTCCTTCTCGGATAATACATCCTCTGTTTTGTATACATTACCATGAGTGTCTAAATACTGGATAATTCCGTCTATTTCTGTTGCTACCACTTGACATTTTTTATGAACTACTTCTTGAATGTCATTACCTACGACTCCGTGAGGGCGTCCTTTCTCGTGTGTTCCACAATACATATTATTGTCCTTCCTTTGTCGTGTACATTGTTCTCCATTTGCGATCATCGCGCTGCATCTATTAGTGTTAGGAATAACATTTTTTACACGCTGACGTTTATTTACGTCTTCCTTATCAAAAGATAAACGCTGATACTCAAATATATGAGACATCAATTCATTAATTTTTTCTGTTTCAGAGAAATCCAACTCGGTTATTTTTAATCGAATATCATTCTTGAATGTAGTCAAATACTGTTCTAATTTCTTGTTCAAACGCTTCTCCATAATAATAATTGTTAACTGTTATTATGGTTCCATTCTTTCAATTTTATGAAATGGTGTATATCACGTTTCTTCCTTACCCAATAAAAATACACTATATTTACTTATACACTAGTCTAAACGACTATTTAGTTAATCAAATTGTAAATCTTATTGTAAACCTCAATGATATCAACACATGCTTTACGTAAATACTCACCTATCATTTGCTTATCTACCTTCTCTTTGAATGCTAGACGGATCTTACTGTTATCATCGTGTGGATGAAATTTCTTAAACCCACAAAATACAACAGACTTCTCATTTACATAGTATTTGTCATACAATACATACTCCAATACTTTTCCGATGGTATAATCTTCATCATCTAATATAATATCAAAACTATTCTCCATTGTTACGAGACTTGGTGTGATTGTTAATATACCACTTTCAATGTTAGTTACAAGCAACTCAAATTTACTTTTTAATATTTCACATGCTTTCAATAGCAACTCTCTATTGTCATAAATACCAATCGTCTGAATAACATAATCATAACTGTTCTCTAAATAACTTTTCTGGGCATCTAAAAGATAAAAGTTTCGCTTCTGAAAAGACACTTCTTTCTCAGTCATACCCTCATTTTTTAGTTTTTTCTCTGTTTCATCCCATAACTTGTTGACTTTCTTCATATCAATTGTATTTCCATAAGAACATCTACTTACCACGTTATACATACTATCTTCTTTTGCACTATGAACTGAAAACTCGGAGGTTAGTTTGATACGTTCACCTGGAATAGTATCACTTACCTTTGCGCGTAATCTAGCAAAGTCAATAAACATGTTTGTTTTAGAGTTAGGTGGAAAGATCTTTCGTGTTTCTGCTTCAGTTAAGTAATTATCATTGTTTTTGTTTTTGATCTTGAAATCTTCCGTAGTCACATAAACAACACTGTCACTATTATTTTCCTTATCTACTTCCAATACATAGTTTCCAGGCAATACCTCCAAGTTTTTACTGTGAATTGGAATACAACTCAACCGTTGTTTTAAAATCTCATTATGAAGACGGGTATTATTAATCTCTATATTACATTCATTATCCTTATAAGTTTGAGTGTAAATAGAAACAACAGGTATGTCAGACAAAATGGTTCGACGAATGGAGTTGGCTAAACTCACGTTGATACCACTTAATGTAAACTTAAGGGTATCATTGTCTTCTTCTAAAATGTTTGTCAAAGATGGGTTCATCTTATACAATATGATAATGTATTTTTATACTTATTAATAATAATACATTCAATTTTTGTAATCAACATTCTAATCTAATAAACATATCTTCGCATGAACTTATCTCGCTCACTTGGAGTAAACAACCCCCATATAAGTCTATTTTTTTGTGTATAATTACTTCCACTATTAATTAATCGCATATAATATTTCATAAAATGGCTTACACTTTGGGTCCGCAACGAATAACTTCGTCTTAAGATATTATCATATTGATTATTATCATTCGTCATTCGAATAGACCGTCTTGTTACAAAACTAATTAAATCATTAAATAAGGTTACTTCGTTATATTCAAACAAATAAAGCCTTTCTATTATGCTATAAGTTTCTACAAAATTGCGAATATCAGTCAATAAGATTGATGACTGACAATGATAAGAAAATGGATATACATGGTTCACTAATACATCCATTGGTAAAGTATCTAATCTATTTGTATTATTCATGTCTGTATTATTGACAGAATTTAAATCATACCCAAAAAAGGAAGACTTACAATTGTATTTGGTGATACAATATAATACGTTTTTTCGTTTGCTATAGTTCTGAGCAATCCACGTCGCTCTTCTATAGTCATTAATCCTAGTAAGAACGAAAGTTTACGAAAGCAGTTGTTTTGTGTAACATTAAGAATCTGGGTTTTAATATACTTATGTAAATTATCCAACGTAAAGTGTTTCAACATATTATTTCGTTGTAAAACAGACTCACAAAAGGAAGATATTTGTATTACATTGTCTTTGTATACGTTAATTCCAAGATAATTAAGGATATCATTATATGCTATAATATAATTTTTTTCGTGTATATAAGAATGTTTCAATGCATTGCGACAATATAAATAGGTTAATAAATCGTCGTGTAATATAGGGTCCTTTGGACAATATGTATATGGTATAATGTGATTGATAATTAACGAAGCAGGTAACTTATCCATATCTATAACTAATATTAAAATAGATATTAGTTATACCAAGTTTTTTGAGACAAATAATAAAGACAGCAAAGTAAAGAATAAAATAAGAGGAAATAATGCAATCACCCACGATAACCAGGACGCACCTCCTTTACAAATAATATTCAATAACCAAGTCCAGAACAAAATATAGACTAATTTAATAAAGAAAATGGATATGGTATTAGGAACGACACAACTGTATTCACCTAAACAATACATGTCTTTATTTCCAATGTTTTGAAAAGACATCATTACTAACGCAATCATAGAAATTACTAAATAAAACTCTGCGGGAGGACATAATTTTGTTAACCCTATCATTATATCATAGGAAGATATAAATTTTAACTTAATTTACTACCTTTGCTAACCCTTTTTCTAGAACACTAGAAGAATACATGATTGGCGCCATTCCTCCCTTCATTTTTCGCTTTGCTGTTTTCTTAACTGTTTTCTTAACTGTTTTCTTAACTGTTTTCTTAACTGTTTTCTTAACTGTTTTCTTGGTATGTTTTTTTATAGTGCTTTTTGTATTTTTACCTCTTCTATTATCCATACTAAATATCTATATACAGTTATCATATATTTATTCTTACATGTTGTATATCATCAATTACACTAATCTAAACATAATAAATACAAAGGTATAACTCTTCTATATGTGTAATTGTAAATTTGCATATAATATAGAATACAAACATATCGTATATTATTGTAATGAGTGTAATACCTATGGTAAAAAAAATACTGGTTTTATAAATCATAAAAATAATTGTTGTCATTATCATTGTGAACATAATGACACTAAAAAATACAACAATGTATTTCACTATTTACATTACATCCGTTTGTTCTCAAACATTCATTATGAAATATTTGAAACGAATAACACCTTTCATAAATCTCTAGAACAAGAATTAAAAAAAGGGGCACTGATTCTCGATAAAAAATTAATGAACAAAACATACAAACTAATAGAATTTATGACAGATAAATATATTTTTTTTGTATAACTTACTCAATATCTACGTGTGTCAACATATGACGCCGACAACAAACGTTTGATAGACCAATCTCATCCAACACATTTCCCTCAATCGTCTTTTCAATATTGTTTTTGGTTAAATACACAACAGTATCAACAGATTGCCCTTTTTGTAGTTTACGCTTTCTTACCTCCATCTGATAAAATCTATATTTGTCAGCAAGGACATTTCCACAGGTAAAACACTTAATTGGGATAATCATTTTCTTATACTATTTAGATATTATTATCCCTTTAATCAATTTTTATTTTGTAATGAATATATATCATACAGATGGACATTGAAAAAGAAGTCATATTACATCCAGCTGCTATTACATTTTATGTGTTGGTTGGACTAGTTTTAATTATATTATTAATTGTAAAAAATACCAAATTTGGGAGCGATATTATAGAATATTTTTTTAATACAAATACTTCATCTGAATCTATATGGAATACTGTTAAAAATGGATTATTATCACTTTTGAAAACAATACTGGAAACAGTAGTATATATTGTTGCATTTATCTACCAAATGTTTTTTAAAAATACTACTTCGAATGATTCTAGTTTTACAACTAAATTGATACATGTAATTCCTTATGTCGTGATTATTACAGTTCTTATTATGGCATTATCTTCATTATTCATAACTCCAATTGATTGTTCTAAAAACGGTAAATCTTCTCGATGCGTTGAATTGTTCTCAACTAGCGAAATGAAAAAAAAACAAGAAATAGTTGACTATACAATTGAAAGGACAAACCATCATTTATTGAGACAAAATACAACAAACAAATCTCGTCCAGAATTTGACATAGAAACATTACAATTAGTAAGAAAAGATGTAAAACAAAAATACCCTAATATGGATAAAATGGTAGTTGATATAAATACTGTTATTAATGATCGAATTAAATACGACACATTAATGAAAGAACGAACAAAAAAACAACAATCACGAATTGATTTGACAACAAAAGAGACCACATTAGAAGAAGTAAACAAAGAATTCAAAAAGAAACTTACAGATGATTTACGAAAGAAATATCCTAAAATGAAATTAGAAGAAGTTAATAAAATTGTAGATAATATGATTAAACAAAATAGTTCAAAAACTACACAAAAAAGATTAATAACTCAAGGGAAACAGCAAACAAAAGCCAAACTACAATCAAAGGATTTTCAAGATATAGCCGCTGCATATAAAACAGGTTCTTATAACAAACCAACACAGCAAACAAAAGGAAATATGGATAAATACGATATACAATATCATGCCACACAAGAAACCATTGAAAAAGAATATGCTTCTCTTATGTTAACAAAATCTCCTATACCATTTATATCCAAAGGAGAACAAAAAGAACTCCCTCGTCTTCGTGTCCAAAATCAACCTCATTATTCCAAGGAACTTAAATCACCTACATTACTATTGGAACGCATCCCTCCTACAAAACATAATTTGCTATCTAAAAATAAAGTACCAACCTACGTAGAAAGTGTATATCTCAGTAAATTACGTCCTCAAAAGAACTATACATTTACTTACAAAAAGAAAGAGAAAAAATCAACCTTATCTCCATCTTCTTATGACCCAACTAAGGTGTAATATGATAACAACAAAAGTTATTATATTATGTAACTACGACTTTTCCTGATAATGTTTTTTTCTTTCGAACGACCTTATCCTCTTCGTCATGATGTTGTTTTTGATGACATTCTTCACATAGTGCTAATAAATTTGCTTTATGATTTTTATGGACACTGCCAATATATCCGTGTTCATCTGCATCTTGTTGATGCTGAATGTGATGTATTTCTGTACTCATATTTACTCCACATAATTCACACATACCTCTTATTTTATGAGCATTATATTTACTTGTTTTATGGTTCAATGCTCCGTTCATTTCAATAAAATACTTATTACGAAGAAAATAGGCGCGTTCCATAAATTGATTATTCAAATGTAATGATTTACATACTTCCAAACCATAAGTTTTTGTTCCTGATCCTTCTTTCAGTTTTCGATCATAAACTAATTCATCTAATTCTTTGTCATATATCACCTCCATGTGCTTAATACCCAATTTATCCATATTTTTTATTTCATCAAAACTGGTAATCTCATGGTAATGAGTTGCAAATATAAATGAAGATTGTTGTTTATATAATATTTCTAATCCAGAAACAAATATACTTAATGCAGATTGAATTTCCGTTCCTGAACACAGTTCATCACCCAATACCAAACTACTGTTATCGGCGTTATCTAATATGACACGTAATTCAGACATTTCCACTGCAAATGTAGATAGACCTCGAAATAAATTATCATTTCCCAAAATGCGAGAATAAATAGCATTGTATGGTTTATATACAAAATTGGAACAAGGAACATACATTCCACATTGAGCCATAATAACAGCAATGCCTAATGCCCGAATCAAACTTGTTTTCCCCACTGCATTAGTTCCATACAAAAGAAACCCTTGTTCCATTTGTTCATTTGTCATAGGTTTTCCAATACATACATCATTGGTCACATAAACCTCATCTTGTTGTAAATGTTCTATCAATACATGACGTAAATCATATGCATAAACATAAGAATTTTCATACTCTTTTATCTCTGGTTTACAATAATGATAACTATTTGCACTATACACTTTGGATACTAACACATCAAATTTTGTGATCACGGTTGCTATATCATTAATAACATCATAATACTCATCCAATCCTTCCATCATATTATTATATACACGAAGAGTATCTTGTTGTAATTTCAACTCATATTCTAACATCAGTTTATTTAATTCTGTCAAACGTGGTATTTCGATTCTTTTAATTTTACCATCTTTTGTCTTGTTCTCAAATTTAATTTCCTTTTCAAATATTATAGGTTTCCGCATATTTTTATTATCAGAATCCGGTTGTTGAGACTTTTCATATTCTCTTTCTTGACGTTG